TTTGCTTCTCCTATTAAGCGAGTTTTATGTGTGAGACCCTTGCGGCGTCTCGGGTGGTGCTAATAACAAGCCCGCTCTATCCTTACTATAGACTAGACGGACTTCACTGACGACTTGCCATCAGCATTGTTATTTATACATCATTTAACTATAATACTAAACTTTTTTTGTGTTGTCAATAGTTTCTATTAACATTCCACCTAAATCATACTTATGCCATCTGTGTACGGCTGCTTTTTCGTGATGCAGTTTGTGAAAACCTTCGCCAAAAGTTAGCATACCTAGCCAGAAGTCATCATTTGCTACTCTGTTTCTGTGTGAGTAACTGAACACAAAACTTCCTATGAGTTTACTGAATCCTGCAGGTGCTAGATAAGCATATACAACAGCAAACGGATCTATTAAATATAAAATACCTGCATACGCTGCTATGATGTGCCAGTAATACTTAGTCTGCTTTCTGTATGCATCCTGTCTTAATAAATCTCGTACATACTTCAATTGTATTGGCGATAAAACTTGTAGAAAGTAGCTTCTGAACCAGCCTTTAAAGTGAGGACTGTGAGGATCTTTATCTGTGTCTGAGTATCTATGGTGCTCACGATGATTCGCTACCCATACCATCGCAGGCCCATAGAATGGAATGCCAGCAAAAAATAGAAGTATGTTTCTAAGCCAAGGAGGGCAATTGAACGCACGATGAGAGGCTAGACGATGGTATCCTATAGTCACACTAATCATCATACAACAATAAACGCCAAGAGTTATTGCCCATTGCCATGGTGTAGCATTGAGCATTAAACTCGTTGAAAGTATCGCCACTACTTGTCCTAAAAGCAACAAGTAGGGAAACACTCGCTTATTGTTAAGCATAATCTATCGCTTCTTACCTATGTTATACTTAGGAACTAGGTTCCAGTCTTTTTTATCTTTGTATGAAATAATCTTAACTTGACTCATAGGACAAGTTACTAGGTCAACGTCATTCTTAATTTTAACTAAGCCCCATTCTTGTAGGAGCTTGCCTATCGTATTTCTTCTAGCGATATCATTTTCAGTAAAATCTGCTTCTTTACCATCAAGGGCAAATAGCTCTTTAAAATGGGTAATGAAGTATCTACCTTGCTTGTGTAGGATATGGCAGGACTGATATAAAGTATTGTCCTTTTTTGACGCCACTCCTATACGAGAAAGAGTCTCTTTAATTTTTAAGAAGTTTTCAGGATCTTCTAACAGGATTTCCAAAGGTTCATAGCCTTCGTAATCAATGTTAAAGAAATCATCTTGGTCAGTCATTTCAATCTACCTTATTATTATAATTACAACTGATTGTATTTATAACTTTACAGATTACCACCCTTTGATCTGGCAAGATAGTCTTTAATCTTGAGAACATCGTCATCAGATAGAATTCTCAAGGCTTCTTTCGCTTTGTTGAAACTATAACCAAAATATTCTTGAACTGCATCTAAATTTTCTTCTTCAGACTTAATCCATTTGTTGTATCGTTTACTTTTGCGAACGACCGCACATAGAAAGTCATACTGCATCTTACTATCTATGTGGGGACGAGAGTTCATTTCGTTTGCAGGGATAGTAGTATCAGCAGAAAATCCTAGCGCACGATTCACAATGAAAGGATTGTACTCTTTCTCTGTAGCTTCGTCTACGATAAGATTCTCTTTTGTGAAACTGATACTGTTAGCAAAATCAAACGGACTTATCTTTTTATTTTTTACTTCAAAAGATTTCTCATCGACTACTTCGACAGGAGGTCCCAATTCTTCAAGAAAACTCATAATTTATTCCCAGACTGTTTTAGTCCTACTACCAACTCTTATAATTGCAGCAATCTCATCGGGAGAAAACTCAAGCAAAGAGTTGTCGTCCTCAAGATGTTCCCACTCTAAATTACCCTCGGGTGTCATTTTCAAATCTTTAATCCACATATCATGCGTGTGTCCTGATTTGAAAACGAGTCTGATTTTAATTTGAGTTTCGTTTCTTGGCCATTTCATTTATTAGTCCTTAAACTGTATGCTTGCCATGATTTCAGTTAGACAAGCAGTGAGGTTAATTTCCTGATCTGCTACGAATGCTGCCTTGTATTGATAATCAGCAATCAACAAAACCATTTGAGGGATTGTTTTAATCTCAGGAAGCAACGAATCATAAATGTAACGGAAAATGCCTTGAGGATCAGTATCAACATTGTTAGCAACCCACTGACGCATCTTCTTCCAATCTTTCTCTTTCAATGAAGAGATAAGGTCTTTAGTATTTATATCAGATATATTGCTAAGAATGCCTTCATCGATAATGCCTGATGAGCTATAACGCTGCAACTCATTAAGTACACGGCGATAGTCTGGAATGTATTTCATCAAAAGTTCAGCAAGAACTTTGTCCTTGTATGTAATACCTTCAGCATCGAGAACATACTTCATACGTTTCATAAACTTGCTTGCAAGTACAGGCTGATCTTTCTTGTCAGTTCTAAACTCAATGACTGTAGTTCGACTGTGAAGAGGATCGATAATCTTTTGCTTGTAGTTACAAGTGAATATGAATCGACAGTTCTCAGAGAATGTTTCGATGAATGCTCGAAGTGCAGGCTGTACTGATTCACGATTGAGATAGTCTGCCTCATCGATGATTACAACTTTAGTTTTGTTCTCGAATGAGATAGCACTAGCGAAACTTTTGATTTTTGTTCGGAGGGTATCGATTTGACGACCTTCATCTGAACCATTGATAACGATATAATCGCAACCTAGTTCTTCACACAAGGCTCGTGCAACTGTAGTCTTACCTGTACCAGCAGTACCACAAAGGAGAAGATTGGGTACTTCTCCTTTCTTTAGGAACTCTTTGAATGTGGCTTTTGTTTTTTCAGGTAGGATACAATCTTCGATAGTTTGAGGCCGATACTTCTCGACCCAGAGAAAATGATCTTTCATTGTTCACACCATTCATAATATATATTAAATTAACTACCAAACTTTTCTGTAGATTTAGTAGTATCACTGAGATCAAGTTGTATGTGTCTGCCTTCCTCTTCGACTTTTAAGTCGTCTATATTAGGAGGCAGTTCATAACCAAAACAAGCACAAGGAATAACAAAAGTACCATTACGTTCCTTCACTATAGATGAACCGCATTCAGGACACTTTATTATTTGCTTTCTACCCATTATCGTCTCCGAAAATTTCTACATCGCCTGTCATTACTTTCTTTGCGAAACTAATAGCAGGTCCAGGTCGGGAGTAGACATACTCAACTGTGTCATCTCCCTTTGTAAATTCAACTAACCAGCCGTTGACTGCTTCTCTGATGTTTATGTTCAATTGAAAGTCATTCATATTACACCTCAGATGATTGATGTAATGCCAACCAATACTTAACATCAGTCTTGGTATTCACCATGTGCATGAATTTCTTTTGAGAAATTATAACACGATAGTCACCAGGAAGAACTTTTAGATTCTCAATTTGCAAATGCGCTTTGAAAGTCTTATCTGTTTCTGTAATAGTTTGTTTGAAGCTATTACTCTTCGGTGTAGCAGGATCGCCTACAGTAAGTGTAGCTTTTGTACCATCGCCTACAACACTCATCATCGGAGCAGCGGTAATGCCTGCTGCTTTTTGAATCATGCTCAGGTCTTCTGCTGACAGATCAAAGCTGAAGAAATCATCAACTTCAATTTGCTTGTCGGGTGCGCCAACAATGATCTCAGGATCAGAGTAGTAATATTCAAACAAACTACGATCCTTTGACACTGTAATAGACTCATCACCAAAATTTACTTCGGTATCTTCCATGAGAGTCAGTAAGCCTAGAAGGCTGTTCAAATCGTAAATTGCAAACTCACGATCAAAAGTTTCTGCTACTGTAGCACGAGCAAAAATGTTCTTGCCTGTGCTAATAGTAGAGAGGGTATTGCCTTGACGAACAAGAAGATTTGTGTTCACCGCAGCAAAGTTTTTAAGGACAGAAAGTGTATCGTTACTAATTTTCATAATTTAATCTCACAAAGTTAATATTGTCTATACAGTATACAGACATCATAATAAAAAGTCAAGCGTTAAGTGTTTTCTACAATGTCCATAGCGAGAGATATGCCTGCTTGTTCGCACTTATAGACAATACCAGCTGCTTCCCAAATAGGTTGCGCTGTGTTATAAAAAGCATTATATACGCTTGAATCAGATGCAGTTTGCCTTAGTGTATAAACTAGAGAATCTGCGGAAGTAGACTCTTGGGTTACAATCTCATGCAGCTCTCTTGCCGCTTGAATTTGGGCTTGCTGATCTGCTGCAAACTCATAAGTCCACTCTACATCAGTGGAAGGACGAGTGAAAGTGTATTCTACAGTAAAAGCCATTCTTATATCTCCTGAAAATGGATGATTAACTTATCTTATTTATAAGATATGGTAACTGTGTCATCAGAATATTTTCGGTCATGCTCATAAAGTGCTAAGAAACCGTAGTGAATAATTTTCACGATATCCTTTCGCCACTCGTCTGGCGTTTCACC